GCCTTGCCGGTGGGTTTGCAAACCGCATCCGAATCAACGGCGCAAGCCACAACTGAAGGGAGTCTTGACCAATGGCGAACGATTATTTGACCGTTGCCGATTTGGTGGCAGGCGCGTTTGACGTCGAGCAAACCAACACCAGCGACGTTCTCAACCAGTCTCCACTGGTTGCCCGTATGCCCCGGATCAATCCGAGTGGCAGTAACACCGTGCACAAGTACCGGAAATATACCGGCGCTCCTGCGGTTGGTTTCCGCTCCGAAAACGACGGGCGCGAGAACGATCACAGCGAAGACACCGTGGTGACGGTCAATCTGAAAATTGCTGATTTCAGCTTTTCAGTTGACATTGCATCGGCCGAAGGTGACAGCCAATCGACACCGGAGCAGGTGATTGCCCGCGAAGGTGCACGGCATTTGCAAGGCATTTTGTTCAAGGCCGAACAACAGACCGTTTACGGCACCGGGGCCGATGGCGACGCCAACGGGTTTTCCGGGTTCATGAACAGCACCTACCTTGACGCGCTTGCTGATACGATGGTGATTGACGCAGGCGGCACAACCGCCGATACGGCGTCAAGCCTGTACGCAATTCGCTTGGGCGTTGATGATGTTGCAATGGTCACGCAGCCGCAGATTGAGCTGGGCGAAACGACCATCCAGCGCGTTGCCGGTGCCACCGGATTTTATCCGGCCTACTGGACGCCCGCGAGCGTCTGGCTGGGTCTGCAAATGGGCGGCGCGTACAGTGTCGGCCGCATTGCAAACCTGACCGCTGACGCTGGCAAGGGGCTGACCGACGATCTGATTGCAGATCTGCTGAGCCAGTTTCCGGCAGGCATGGGGCCGTCATTGCTGGTCTGCAGCCGCCGCAGCTTGAAGCAGTTGCAGCAGTCACGCACAGCAACGAATCAGACCGGTGCACCCAGCCCGTTCCCATCCGATTCATTCAACGTGCCGCTGATCACGACTGATGCAATCATCGACACCGAGCCGCTGGAGACCTGATGAGTCTCTTTGAGTCTGCGATAACTGCCGGGCTGCAAATGTCACGGCAGGCCGCTGGGGTGCCCGTCACGGTAACGCGTGGCGGCACCACCATCACGGTTGCGCAGGCCATTCAGGGCGAAACGCAGAAAGTGCCGCTAGCGGATAATTCCGAGATCACGGTGGACGCGGCCGATTGGTTGATCCCGGTCGCCGCGTACACCCTCGGACAGCCGCAAAACGGCGACATCATCACGCGGAGAATTGACGGCACAACATACGTTTACACCGTCGAAACTCCCGACTACGGGCAACAGGCGTGGGATTGGTCGGACACGGCTAAGACTACCTACCGCATTAGAACTCGCAAAGACGGCGGCAGCGCTTACGACGTGAGCAAACCGAACGGATTTGATCTGGCCGGAAGTGAGATGCGGTATGACTGACATGGTTGCAGGACTAGACGACCTAGAACAACTGTTTGCAACAATGGTCGAGCACGGCGGGCGACGCATAGCAAAGTCTGCGCTGCGAGCGGCGGTTGTGGAAATTGCACGCGAAATGAAGCGGGATATCCCCGCAAATGTCGCAGACGCACGCGATTCAATCCGTCATTACGTGGCGGGCGGAAATAACAACATTCGCGCAAAGGTTGGCGTCAATGTCGGTATCGGTCGGAAGCGGCAGCCGGTGAAGAAGTTGCCGCGCCGACGTAGTGGCGGGGTCGGCATTAGCGCCCGCAATGCAGACTGGTGGATCAAAGGCACAGAGCAGCGGTATCGCGGCCGCAAGCGTCGCAGTGACGTGCCGCGTTTAGGCCAGTCGCTGATTTCAACCGGGCGAATGCCTGCGGGGCGTGACGGTCTCGCATCGCTGGCATTTACCCGCGCCGCAAGTCGGCTGCCTGCATTGATGCAGGCCAGAGCACAGGGCCAGTTCAACAAGCAAATGAAACGGAGGGCATGACAGATGGCAAAGGTTCCAGTCAAAGGCACGATCATCAAGCAGGAAATCTCGGCCGTGCTGACCGCCGTTGCGCAAATCACAGAATTCAGCAGCAGTGGCGCCGAGTCGGAAACATACGACGCAACCACCATCGACACCAGCGGAGCGGGCAAAGAGTACGCGCCGACGGGTTACAGCGAGGGCGGAAGTTTCGATTTCTCCATGTTCTACGATCCCGCGCTTTCCGGGCATCAGGCAATTACAGACCTCGTCACAACACCGGCAGAATGTAACTGGGATATCACATTCGCCGACACCGGCGCAAGCAATTCAACCATGACCAGCGCGGGTGTCGGGTTCAACTTTACCGGCGCAATGAACGACGGCCTGAAAGCCGACGTATCCCTGAAGCTGGATCAGTTGATTGCCTACACAAGTTGAGGTTGAGCCATGCAAATCAAGCTCATTCGCAGTGACCTCGGCGTTGCCGCCGGGGTTGCTGATTCGGAAGATATGATACACCGCGACGGCCGCCGATGGTGGCGTTGCGGTGCAATCATCGACGTGCCGCAACGCGCGTGCGAAATTCTCGTTGGCAACGGCGATGCGGAGCCAGCAGACGACGAAGCGGAAGCGGCATGCGCAGGGTGGCGGGACAAACGCGCGGCCGTGCTGGAATCGCGCGAGATGCTGGCACGCGGCATTGAGCCAGAGGACCGGGAAGCATTCCGGCGGGGTGAAATTACGGGGTACGACGCAGACGGCAATCCAATTAACGAGGGGGAAGAATGAGCAGGCAGGTTATCGGGCGTGAGGCGTTTCTAAACGGGCTGGCAGATACACCGAAGGAGGATGTGCCAGTGCCTGAACTGGGCGACGGTTGCGTTGTGCCAGTGTGGGGCATGACTGCAGGCGAGCGCACACGGTTTGAGCGCGGTTTTACCAGTAAAGCCGGTGCGACAATTGACGCGCGAATTCAGGAATACCGCGAACGGCTGGTTGTGGCGTGTTGCCGCGGCGACGATGGCACGCCGATTTTTACGGTTGACGACGTTGCGGCAATTGGCAGCAAACGTGCCGACGTACTTGAAAGAATCGTCAACGCCGCGCAGCGGTTGTGCGGCATGAGTAACGCCGACATCGCCGAAACGGTGGGAAACTAAAACGAGACCCGGTAAGGCTGTTGGCTGCGAGGCTGGCGGCCGCGTTGGGATACACTGACCCGGAGGCAATGCTAGACAGCATGACGCCGGAGCAGTGGCAACGCTGGCAGGCTGTTGATTGCGTTGAGCCAATCGGCAGCCGGGGTGTTGAAATAATACTGGCACGCATCGGCGAATTGCTGGCGCGTTTTGTTGGCGCTGAAATGCAAGCCGCGGACTTTGCGCCATGGCTGGCATCATCCAGCAACGGCAAGTTATCACCGCGGCAATCTGCTAGCGCGATCCAGCAACAACTGCAGCGAGCGAAAGGGCGTTGATTGTGGCAAGTTTCGGCACGCTATCGTTGACGCTAACGGCAAACGCCGGGCAATTCCAAGCCCAAATGCACAAGGCGGCACAGACAGCGCACAACCTCAAAAGTGCGGTCACGTCTGCGGTTGTGGTTGCGGGCAAAATGAACAACCTGCGGGTTGGTCGCGATCTGCCTGAACAGCTTGAGGCTACCGGGCGCGAGTTGCGTGTGGTGGAGCGCAACACCGCTGCGGCAACGGCGGGCATGCGTGGCATTGAAGAGTCGCTAACGGTTGCAAGCAGCGCGGCGGCGGTTGCATCGTCAACACTTGCATTGACTGGCCGGTCAATGGGCGCGATGGGCGCTGCCGCATCCGGCGCGAGCGCTGCAATGAGCGGCGCTCTGATTCACGTGATGGGATTGCGCCGGGCAGTGCAGACACTCGGCGCGGTTGTTGGGTTGGCGGCCGATGGGATTAAAACGCTACTGCTGCCGCTGCGGCTGGTTGGCAGTGGCGTTGCTATGGCGGCTAGATCGTTTGGGTTGCTGTTGCTGCCGGTGCGTATGGTGGCCAGTGCGGCGGGATTGTTCCTGCGAGTGCTGACAATGATGGTGTCGCCGATGCTGAGCGTGGCGGGTGTTGCGCTGAAAACGTATTTGGCGTTCAAGGCGTTTCAGGTGCAGGCGAAGATTCTGCGGGCTGTTATGGATTCACTGCCGCCGCGTGCAAAGGTGGTGGCGGGGGCGCTTGTTGCAATTGGTGCGGCAACGCGCACGGCGTCTGCGGCACTTGGGATGTTTGGCACGGCGGGCCGCGTGGCCGCGTCTGCACTGTCTGCAATGGCGTTGCCGCTGCGGTTGATTGTGCATCCAATCCGCACTGCGACCGCCGCCGTCGGAATGCTGACACGTGCAGTGCGGGCGCTTGTTAGTACGGCACTGGCACCGCTGAAGCTGGCATTGTCGCCATTGATGATGCTTGCCGCAGGTGCG